CATTGCATCCTTAGTGCCTGTGACAGCTTCAGGAACTACATCAGCAACCTCATGCGCTAAGAAGCCATCGACAGTACGATCTGGATCAGCAATGAAGTTGAACTGAGATGGATTGAGTAATTTGACACGATCAACCGCACCTGTCATATCAACTACGTTTTCTTTCAAGCGGTAGTCTGATGAGGTGTTGTAGGCTGTTGAAGAAGCAGTAACACTGATTGTTCCAACAGGTGATCCATTGTTGTATCTGAACTCAATCATATCGCCAGTAGTAGTAGTTCTGTTGAAGTAACCTGCTACTGCCGAACCGCCTTGAGCCGCAAATGCCGAATTAGCCGCTGTACCATAAGCCCAGAATCTGCCTACATTTGTACTAGTAAAACTTCCTGTATCTGTACCGCAAAGTACCCTACCATCGGAGTCGATTCGCATGGATTCTGACCAAGTAATAGCCGCATCAGCAGTCCCAGAGGCCGCAGTATAAAAAAGGTGTTGTCCGTCAAGTTGCTCGTATCTGGTAGCAAAATCAGTATTGATATATTCCCATCTGCTGTTGCTACTGTCATAGTATGCGTTGGCTAACATATACGACATTGAGTCATTTGTTGACCCGCCAAAAACAGCGGCATCACCAACCTGTAATACGTTGCCCGCATATCCAGTAACCCAAGACTCAGGAGTAGTTCCAATCCCTACATTACCACTGGAGTCGATTCGCATATGTTCTGAACCAGAACCGCCACCGCCAGTCATAACTATTGGGCTACCCGCAATGCGAGTAGTCACTGACCCACCCAAATCATTTATAGCGCAAATTGTCGCTCCATTGGCGTTATCAAAAACAGAAATATTTCTATCGGTAGCTGTCTTTACTTGTAGTTTGGCAAATGCCTGCGGCGAGGTGTTAATCCCTACGTTACCACTGGAGTCGATGCGCATGGCTTCTGAGCCATCAATAGAAAAAAGCAAACTGCTTGATGCGGAAACATTATTAGGATCAACTTGAATCTGTGAGGAACCGCCGTTGTGGAGAATCCTGAATCTGTCGTTTGTTGTGTCAGTATCAAGTATAGAAATGCTTGGGAAACTTCCTGCTACTTCTAGGTTATACGCAGGACTCGACGTACCAATCCCTACGTTACCACTGGAGTCGATTCGCATGCGTTCTGTCATAGTCCCAACAGAAGACGCTGTTTTCGCTATTAAACTTCCACCGTTGCCAGTAGCATCACGCAAGCCAGTAAGTTCTGAGCCGCCAGATGTAGATGTAGAAGAAGTTGAGTTTCTAAACCGCAAAGTTACGCTATCTGACCCTGCACCTGCGGAGTTACTTAGTTGTAAGCCTAAAACATCTCCGGTTGCTGATGAAACAATTTCAGTGATGCCGTTAGGACTACTCGTCCCAATCCCAAGCGACTCCGCACTCGCATCCCAGAAGAACTTTGCAGTTACGCCAGTGTCCTCGTAGAAGGAGATGTCGCCGTTGTTGGCAATATTGACTCTGTTTCTGTTGCCTGTCCCATCTGGATTAGTGAGAAAATAAATTTGTCCGTCATCTTTATTGACGGTATCGCTTCCTGCTGAAACTCTTATTGCCGCTACCTGAGTGCCGTTCCATTCACCCATTATTTCGCCAAGCAGATTCCCAGATGCGCTTCTATTAGCATCAAAAGTAAGGCGATTATAAGTATTACCAGAAGATTGAATTGTTAAACCATTACCGCTAGACGATGTATCAATCGTAATGTTTTCATCAGCCGTGACTGTGCCTGTTACGTCGAGAGTGTCCCCGTCACTGTCGTACCGGAACGCCTCCGTGAGGCTACCATTACGCATCGAGTAGAATACGAGGTCAATCTCTTCATCTGTCGGTGTGAGGCCAGTCGTAACAATACGAATTGCACCGCCAGTTTCTAAGGTGCCTGCCGCAGTTTCAGTTGAGAACAACATCCCTGCACCGATACCAACAGCGGGAGTGCCTGTCGATTGAGTGCGGAGAGTCAGGACATCAGTGACTGCGTTTGTTGTTGCATTTTCAACATTAACAACAGGGGCTTGGCTGAAGGTAACAACCCCTCCAGAAGAGATAGCGATAGCGTCTGTGTCTGAAACTGATCCGATAGTGCCAGCGTTATCTATAATAATACCGCCTAAAGTCGCATCACCGTCAATAAACAAATCTTTAAATTTGAGTAAGTTAGTACCAAGGTCCAGTGTATCGCTTGTCTTTGGCTTGACTTCAGTCGCAGTAATGACTAAATCTTGAACAGGGCCTACCTTTTCAATTGGTGCGCCTTCAGCAGATGTTCCGTCGTGTGTGTGACCAGTTGATGCATTAAACGCACTGACAATGGCATCAAACTCACCATCTAAATCCGATGCATTGATGATGTTACCATCTGCAATATTGTTTGAGGCATCGTTACGAGTGTACCCAGCCATAGTTTATCGTCTCCCGTGTACTGCGTATTCTAAAGTTGCGGCATCCAAAGAAAACGGAGGGTCCGTTCCTTCAGATATAAACTGTAGTGACACTGTAAATCCACTACCAATTACTTGTGTTCCGAATAATTTCTTCAATTTCGTTCCGTATAAAGTTGTTCCGTAAGCACCATCCCCGTAGAAACCAACCGTGCCTGTTGTGTTACTCAACTCAATTGGAGCAGGTTGTATGGTTCCTTCAGTGTCAAAGTCGTATTTCAAGCTGACGTTTGTGGTGACTGACCCTTGAGGATCTGCGTATAAGAACAATTTGTAAAAAGTCTTACGAACTCGTGGATCTTCATTAATTGCTACAAACGGTGTAGAAAAGGTTGCTTGGATATTATCTCCGTCAAAACTATTCCCACTTTCCATTTGGTATACATAACCATCAGTATTTGCAAACAGAATTGTCTCTGTTGTACTCGTATAGATAGAATATGCAACATATGCTCTGATACCACGCAATTCAGACCAAGCCATTTCACTGCCGCCTTGACCTGAGAATTGTGTTCCTAAGATACCGACAGCAGATTCATCTGTAATACTTGCACTAAATCCAAACAATCGATACTGAGACTTTTCACGGATAACTATTGATGCGTAAGATGTAGATTTCGTGATAAAGTTATCAAACTCAGATTGAATAACTTTTGATATAACAGCCAATCCGAAGTCACCAATACGTTCTGTCCCTGACAACATCCTAAGACCATCCGGGGCTAAAAATACAACGTCGCCTCCCACTTCTTGGATAGTGTCTGTGTCAATGCACCCGATGTCATCTGTAATAGACTGCAATTGGAAGTCAGAGACTGTAGTTCCTGCCAGTCTAAATATCTTTTGTTCGCAGAATATAATCAGTTGTTCTCTGAAAACAATCAGACCCGTAATGACTGCACCAACATCAATTTCCCCTGCCCCTACACCGACATTAAAACTGTCTTCATCGTAAGGCGCACTGAACACAAGATTGTTATCTTTAGCGTAAAAAGCATGGTTCTTAAAGATAGCCACATGTTCTGCACCGATAGCATTACTTGGAGCATCGTCAATTGAAACAAACGTGGTTCCATCGTAATAAGCGGGAGGGTTTGTGCCATCAACCATCAAGATGCGATTGGTGCTTGCAAATCGATACTGCGCCCAACGGTGCTTATTACCACTTTCTCTTGATGTTGAAAGGAATGTAATCGCCGCATTGTCAGCAGGGCTTGATGCTAGGTTTGGTGTGATTGCAAGTGTAGCCGCACCGGATGTCACAGTGACTGCACTGGTAATGGTGTAGACTTTTTCAACACCTGCAATTGTAAATGTATCTCCAGCTTGTGGAGTGACATCAATCCCATCAACATCTAAGCTTGCACCTGTTTGGCTACCACCAGCAACAAGGATAGTCCCGTAAGCAGGAACATTAATCTTAGACCACCCAGACCCTGTCGATTCAAATAAGTCGGCATTTCTGAAGGCTATTGCACGAGAACCGAAATACGCAACACCTTCAATAGTGTCTGTATTATTAGCAAAGGTAACAGCGGCTTGATCTGCTGGTGAACTGTCTAAGGATGTTGTGAGGGTCAACGTTGCTGTTTTATTTGCAGAACTATAGCTAACACCACCTGTATCAATTGTGTATGTGCCGCTTACTCCTGCAATTGTTAGCGTGTCGCCTTCTGCAGGTGATGTGTAGATATTTGCAATTTCAAGAGTCGTACCACTTTGTCCACTTCCTTGGACAACAGGCTCACCGTATGGAGGTACATAATTACTATCGTATTTATCGTATCCTTCAATACGACGATACCCGCCCTCTACTGAGGGTTCAAAGTTACGTAACGTTCGTGCTGATCCGGGAAATCGGTTACCTAACTGAAGAGGAGAAAGGTTCGTGTACAACCCTCCCCCAAACTCAAATTGATAAGTGCCCCATTGATCTAGAGCCATATTAGATGCGTCCTACAAATGCGCCGAATATTTTATTTTGTTGTATTGCTGTAGATCGAACATATTCTGTACGGTTGACCAGCAATGTACGCATGTCTTTAATGCCATCATCAAACTTCTGTTTTGACAGTACGGCATCTTGTGAATTACTACGGAACAGATACGCATAGTACATTGCCCCATCGACAATGATGTAGCGAAAACGTTCTGGAATATTGGGTACGTCAGTCGCATTGACAAGATCAACCGGGAACCGGAAGTATTCGTAGACTAACGTGTAGTCTTCTTTGGGAGGAGGGACTAAACCATACTCATTACTTGGTGCCCGGAATACATACTCAGGGATATCACGAATGCCTGTGCTTGTGTTGTATTCTTGATCGATGAACTTATCTAAATACTCTTCGTAAGAAATGATTTTTAGCTTGCGAGTATCGTTGCCTAGTGTTGCATCTCTTTTAATACGGAACGTATCCATGTCTGCAGATTTTAAATCTGAGGGGAATCCGTAACGAGTTGTGCCAGCAGTAAGCACATCTTCTTGCTCTACGTGATTAAACGGCCATTCAAACTGCGATTGATTAATGTAACGAATCGAGGCGTTGACTGCCTCTTTAGCTTGTTGATAAAACCCAGTCGCTGTAGAAAAGTTAGAGGAGGTTAACTGAACTTCATTTAAACGGGCGTTGATATCATTAACTAATCCTAAATAATCATACGCCATATCACTTTTCCTTTACTTTGAGTTTGATACTACGTTCTGCTTGGCTTCCTGTGGAATCAATCATGTTGCAGAAAAATGTGTATTCTTCGTTGTTTGTGCCACCACCAATGTTGATTGTGGCAACAGTGTTTGTGTTTGTTTGGGAGACATTCTGAATGGTGTCTGTTGTGGCACTTCCAGATGCTACTGTGAGGGTTTGACCAGAAGCCAATGTTGTTTTTGTATTGTATGCTTTTGATTTTACAGACCAAGTGACAGATGAGATTGTTGCAGTTCCTAAAAAACGAGACCAATCTACACTGTAATCTAATTGTTCATCGGGGTCTTTGGCAGGCCAGCGAAAACTCATTATTAATCCTCTGTTACGTAAACTGTGCGTTCTGCTGAAGTGGTATCTGCTAGAATGTAAACAGTTCTATCTTCAGCATCCACGTAAACAATTCTTCCTGTGCTTGCCGCATCAGAAAAAACAAACACAATGCGATTTTCTTCAGGAACATTGATTGTCCTATCATACGAAGATAAAGACATTATGCCGCCCTCGGTACTAACACTGTCCTGCGACGACTGTATTGTTCACGCACTGCTTGGAAGTCAAATACAACGGCTGTCACTGTGGGTTCACCGATTGTTCCAGTCGCTGGGGCATCGTTTAATGCCTCCAGTACATTGACGGTGACTCCGTTAACTGCGCCAGTTGCACTAACTCCATTGAGTACTTCAGTCGGCTTCTCTTCAAGTGTATTGACAAGGCCAGTTCCTTGAACGCCAGTAAGTGTTACCGTATTACTGTGTTCAAGTGTGCCGATACCTCCAGTACCGACAACACCACTAATCTCAGCTTTTAAATTAACTTG